GAGGGTGATTACTCGGGGTACGATACTCATCCTCCCTTTGATTTAAGAATGCTCGTTAATGCTTTAGTTTTGTGCGTTTTTAGAATGCTAGGCTATAACGATAAACAACTTCGTATTGTTGAAGGTATTCTTTCAGACAATATCCACTACGGGATTATAATTCTTAATGAAGTGTTTAAGAAAGTTGCTGCTCAACCCTCCGGCAAGCTCGCAACTGCTGAGGACAATTCTTTATTAGGTTTGTTGATGCTCATGTATTTCTTCTTCCATGAATATGATGGCGATAAAGATTTTTTCGATTTAGTCAAGCCTCTTATTTATGGTGATGATTTACTTGCATCAGTTAAAGAAGAAATTTCTCATTGGTTCAATAATACTAACTACCAAAAATTTTGTAAAGATCATTACGATATGGATTATACCTCTGCCACCAAATCTTCTGATGTTTCTGATTTTCTTGATATAAGCAGAGTAAGTTTCTTGAAGCGGAAATTTAAGTATTCTGATGTTTATGATCGCATTGTAGGTCCTCTGGATCTAAATTCGATGTATAAAACACTTGAATGGATACTACCATCTGAGTTTGAGTCTCCAGTTAGCCAGAATGCTTCAATGATAACTTCTTTTCTTTATGAAGCGTTTTTGCACGTTGATGACCCAGTAAAGTTCGAGGATATGAGACAGGATATAGTCTCTGCCTTTAGGGAAAAGTTTCATAGTGATTATGAGTTTAAGACTTATAATGACATTTATGAAACTATTTTTCAATAACTTGGTACAGCTCAGACAGACAAGTCTTTAAAATCCGTCGTGACACGTAAATAATTATAGACAGTCCAGTCTTTAAAAACCATTAGTCGTGTTAGACTCAACAGACAAGTTGTAAAAACCTCCTTAGGAGATCTTGAGCGGGATTTTGCGCTCCGACTGGAAGGTCGTTAAAACCATTCAGTGTATGGCAATAAACTGAATGTAAGGTGGAGCCTTTAAGGGCACCTAGATCTATCATTGCCACCTAAAATCCAGAGATCTTTAGCTTTTGCCTTAGGACCCCGCTTGATCCGGCGGACCTGTAAAAAATTAATGGATTGCTGTAAACCCCGTTCAATTTTGCCAATTCTTCCCATTCTGTAGCACTCTTGAGTACTGTGAGTGTGGCGCAGGGGAAGAATTGTTTTCTGATCAGTACTATTCTGAATCTAACATTACCCAAGACATGGAGACCGGTAAAGTTACGCGAGTTCATGACAATGACAATGTTGTCGATGTTGATGGAAATGAGTTAGCTATGTCTTCAGTGGGAAACTCTAGTTATATAAATAATGGTCAGAATTGTGTTAACGATATTAATCGTTTCCTTGAGAGACCTATTAAAATATACCAAGCAGTTTTAAATAGTGGAACCATATCCCAAAAACTTGACTTATGGGATATCTTGTCAAAGAATGGTCGTATTCGCTCAAAATTTGAAAAATTTGCATATTTTAAGGGTGATATTGAAATTAGCATAGCTATTTCTGGAACGCCCTTTCATTATGGAAAGGTTCTTGTTTCTTATCAACCCCATCCTACACACAACCAATCTCTTATAGCACTGGAAGGAAGATTGGTGGTTGACCCCGTGGTTTATCGACCAATGTTTCTCAACTACCTCTCTCAATCCAGGGGAGCTAAAGTTATGGATGTCAAGGATAATCAACCTTTAATGATGCACATTCCTTTCATATCTCACAAGCCACAATGGAGATTGTTCAATTCTGACGATTTGCTAGTAAGAGACACCTCTTTTGAGGATTTTGCTAATAGTGGTTCTCTTTACATTTATACTATCAATGACGTTGGTGCTGTTACCACTACCCCCTCTGAAGTTTCTATAATAGTTTATGCCAATTTCAAAGATGTCAACCTTGGAACATTAACAGGCACTTCATTTGTTGCTGAATCCCTCGTAACAAAGGAAAGTGAAGATGAGCAGAAAACAGGACCAATACAAAAATATGCCTCCAATGCTGCT